CCACTTGTATGCCCACCCGAATATTCCCCTTTGAACCACTTCCTAAAGTTTGTCATCTCTCAATCACCACTGTTGTTGGGCTGATATGATTTCGAATATCACTTACATAGTCCGTGCGGTCATCTTCAAACACAGATTGAATTCGCTCTCGAGCCTTACTGAAATCCCCGGCCAGCATTGCTCCACCTTCAATTTTTTCCTGGCTCAGCTCTGCATAGGCAGCCAATTCTTCCGCTTCGCTGCGACCGTAATAGTGATGATCGATTTCAGAATTAAGGTCTGACAGTAATTCGAGTTGATCCAAGATGTAATCATTACCATCATGGTAAATAGACTTAACCCAACCCTTCTCTGCATCATGTACAAGCAAGGCCCCACCAAACCACCTGTAATATAAAACCTCGCCTGGACTGCAAACTGAATCCATATCACGCCACATCTCCGATCCTTCAGGCGCCCCATCCACAATCTGCTTACACTTCTCTAGCCCTAACTTTTCGATTAAGTTCATGCTGCTCTCCCTGTTCTTCTTTTATGAGTTCTTAAGGCAGATGCCTTGTTGCATGAGAAACAACTATTAGTACTGGTATAGCGAAGCGTACCGCCACAAGTCACACACTCAGCCCCATGGAAATGCTTTTGGCCTTCTTCTCTTGCCTTATTGCGAGCAATCACATTCGGGTTATTGCGTCTTGCATGTGCGGCTGCTACAGAGGCAGCCATCACATTACGCATACTTTTTTGAGCACCACCTACAGGTCGACCATTGAATTGCGAAAACTCACCTGAATAACCTTGTGGCAAAGTCTCTACCTTTCCGCCATTTTTTAAGAAAGCCTCAAGATCACTATCAAGCTGCTCACGTAGACTGCGTTTAGCCTCAATCTGGGCATGAGTTATATTTTTGCCGGCTTGTACCGATTCAATTCTTTGTTGAAGGATTTCGTTCATGCCGCACCTCCGAATAAATCTTCCTGCTCACCCTGGCGCACATCGCCACCCCACTGCATAGCCATAGCATCGGCAATTCCCTGGAATGTTTTGGACCGGATATTCGAACGGTCTGAAAACTTGGCATTTGAATACCATTTCGGCATACGCTTGCCACTTGGAGATACAACAAATTCCCCCTTATCAACGATATTTGTATGCTTGAGTGGTGGTAGGTCTTTTAACCACAAGCATGTTGTTTTTTGAGCTTCATCGCCAAACTGCCACGGCTGGATGATCTGGTCTGGCTTCCTCCAGAGACTTGACATGATGCAGACTGGATTCTCGATGGCGATTCGAGGGATAGTGCTTTTAGCCAGCATCATGAAAAAGCTCACTGCTGCATGTTGACGGCCATCCTGAACTTTCTCCTTAAACCAGCTAGCTCCACTCACAGCAATGTGCGTGCACGGTGGATGAGCAATCATCATGTCAAACGGATAATCCAGGAGGTCGCGTACATCGCCTTGGTAATGTGGCCCAAAGTCAGAATCACTTGGCTGCATGTCACATGAAATTGCATCATGGCCAAGCTTGATAAATGCATCACGGACAGTGCCGGACTTCTCGCATGCGATTAGAATCTTCACACCCCACCCTCTGCGCTTTCTTCAACTCGTACCGATGCAAAGCGACAAATATCTAAACGATCCATCACCCGAACTACGCCTTTCTTGCCATGACGGTTTTTAGCGATAATGATTTCTGTAATACCACTCGGCATTTCATCATCACTGTTCAGGACTGGATGGGCCAATAAAATCTGATCCGCGTCCTGCTCGATCTGGCCAGACTCTTTCAGGTCAGATGCCTTTGGGCGTTTACCTTTTTCAGATTCACGGTTGAGCTGCGCCAGTGCGATTACAGGGCAATCAAATTCCTTCGCCATAGCCTTTAGATCACGACTGATTGAACTAACTTCCTGATAGCGGTCTTTCTTGGTTGGGTCACGTACCAGTTGCAGGTAGTCGATAATGATGCAGCCCAATTTTTTATAGTTGCGCTTGGCCTTACGTGCATAAGAATGAATCTCTGCAATAGTTGGCTTCTGCTTATCTTCAATATGAATTGGCAGCTTGCTAAAACGATCCTGAGCGCCTGCAAATTCCTGAATCATCCCGTCGTACAGGTCGGCATTGTGAATGTTGTCGTATGGAATCTGAGTAAGTGCTGAGATACAGCGATTGGTGAATGTCTCCACATCCATCTCGGCAGATACAACCAGTACCGCTTCCTTGAACTGCATAGCGGTCTGAATCGCCACCATTTGCGCTAGAGTGGACTTTCCTGATCCAGGTCTACCACCAATCACACAAAAGTGTCCGCGCTGAATGGTGCCCACCACGTTGTCCAGATGAGGTAGATTAAACTTAACGCCTGTGTACTGCTTGTTGGCTTTAGCCTCTGCTTTCTGGATTAACTGATCACCAGCACGTTTTAATGCTTCCTCAAACGTAAAACTAGACTTCTCCAATTTCTCATTGGTGGTCGCCTTGTTCAGGATATTTTCAGCAGCGTTATGCACATCAGGTACGGTTAAGTCTCTTGCCACTTCCTGAATGCTTCGGCCCATCTTTTCAACTTCACGATGCGCTTTCAGCTTGTTGAGTTCAGCAACATAAGATTCCAGGTTGTAGAAACTCGATGGTGCATCTGCCATCAGCGTCATCAAGTATTCAGCAGGGCTTACACCAACCAGTGAATTTTTCTCATTCAGTTTCTGTTCAACGAAAACCACGTCGTACGGTTTGTTCTCACTGGCAAGGTCGGTAATGGCCTTGTAGATCTCCTGATGACGGTTTGCGAAGAAGCAGTTTTCATCCAGATCGTTCATCACGGTTTCAAGTGAGTTTTGAACGGTCATCAGTGCGGCAAGTACGCATTGCTCGATAGAGTTGTTATGAATCTCGATCATTACCAATCCCCCATGTCAGCTTGAAGGTTTTGAGGGTTTGGTGTTGGTTGTGGATTCTGGAATTCAGAAAGATTAATGTTGCTCAACCATGATGCATTGAATCCTTGCCAGTTTCTTTCAATGCAAATTTTCAAAACTGCATTTACATCAAGATTGGATTTTTTTAATTCACGTTTAAATCCATTGAAAGCAGTTTCGGTGTTCGATGCTTTTTTGGTTTTTCGTACAAGCATCCAGTCACTAATAAGTTGAGTTTCTGCACCAAGGTTTTTTAGTTCCTGAGCAAAATTGAACTTAATAATAGTTTTAGATTCTTTTTTAGTTCCTTTTAGGTTCTGTGTACCGTTTTTGGGACTGTTAGGTGGTAAAAACGGTACTGTTTCTTGGTAATTTTGGGACTGTTCCGTTTTTGGAACTGTTCCAATATTGGTACTGTTTAATTCCTCATCTTCGCGAGTCTTAACCCCTAATAGGCGGTATACAACAACTTGCTTAGTAATCCCCTTACGGTGACCTGTATCTTCAACCAAACCAAGTTCGCAAAGTTCGGAAATTACCTTCATGATCGTTTTTCGGTTCAGGTGAGTGTCTTTTGTGATGCGCGCTACTGACGGAAAACAGGTGTGGTATTCACCAGCACGATCAGACAGAGAGAGCAAGACAAGGCGTTGTGTTGAGCTTTTGACTGGAGCAGACCAAGCCCAACGGGTTGCATCAACACTCATGACATCACCTTCATTGCAAATTTGCATAATTCAGTTTTCGCTTGTGCTAAAGCTTGAGAATTGGCAATCGTTTTTTCAGTTGCATATCGCTCGACTGCTTTTTGAAACAAATAAATCTTTCTGTTTACTTCTATTTCAGTTAAAATTTGATTATTCATAATGGGTTCCAACCTTTTGAATATTAAAAGCCTGAGGTCAGATCTCAGGCTTTTTCTCGTTGTAGAGCTGATAAATACTTTGCACACTCGCCTTTCATGGCTTTACGCAAAGACTGAATTTTCTGTTCGATTTCTTCCAGGATGCGATCTGTCTCATCCATTTCAGCAGGTGTCACCACACCATCTTCTAAAGCAGATAAAACCTGCTTGTTTGCTGCACCATTGCCTACATTCATGCCAAGAAGCGATTCAAGAACACCCAGTTCATGGTCCTTGCCTTGAGCTTGATCTACTGGAACCAATACAAAACCTAATTTGTGCGCCCATACTTTTAATGGAGCTGGGTTTTGCGTATATGTCAGCATTGCTTCAAATGCCTTTAGACTCGGCAGATGGTTTTCCATATTTGGATTGGCATAGTTCAAAATCGTGTTGTGAGACACGCCTACTACATCAGCCAGCTCCTTTGGTGTAATCCCACTTGATTGGTGAATCATCTTATGTAGTGCGGTTTTGGTCTCTTTCGATATATCCATGTGAACACCTTGTTTACTTTCACGTTTATTTAAACTGCTAAGTTGTTGATAATTGGTTTAAGCAATTAAGGCTTCTAAATTTGCCTTTAACTTGCCTTTACTTTGAATCTGGAGGATTGCTTGGGTTGAAGCCGGGATTCCATAGGAACGCCATTTACTAATTGCTCCGCGAGTTTTTTTTAAAATTCGCGCTAGGTCTGCATCAGTTTCAGCTCTGTAATGCTCCTTTACGTCATCGACAGTCATAATGTTTACCTTGATAAACTTCTAGTTTCCCTAAGTAAACCATAAGTTTCTTTTTAGGTCAATAATAGTGTTTACCATTGGAAACAATTGTTATGGGTATTTTTGCAATGAGCAGCGTTTCTGAACGTATCTTGATGAGAATGAAGGAACTTAACCTTCAGCAAGTTGATCTGATTGAGGCTACAGGCCTTAGTAAAGGCACGGTCTCCAAATGGATCTCGGGTGTGAATGTCCCTAGTGGCAAAAGCATCACATCTCTTGCAAAAGCCTTAAAAACATCACCTGAATGGATTTTAGATGGTGAGGGCCTTAAAAATCTTGGTGGCCCTGTAAAAGAAGAAGATGACAAAGGTTTTAATAACGTCAGCTTTAACGGGAAAAAACTTACAAGGATTCCAGTGTTAGATTTTGTTCAAGCGGGATTATGGCGAGAAGTTGCTTATGATGGCGGTGAGCCAAAGGGATATACCCTCACCACATATGAGAATAAAGATCCAAGCACTATTTTTAGTGTGACAGTCGAAGGTATGAGTATGTACCCCGAGTTCCAGCCGGGTGATGATATTGTGATTGATGCTTCAATTACTCCTCAACCTGGTGATTATGTGGTAGCTCAGAATGGTGAATATGAGGTTACTTTCAAGAAATATAGAGTTGTAGGTTTTGATGAGCATGGCCGTGAAGTATTTGAATTGGTTCCACTAAATCCAGATTTCCCTATTCATAACTCACAGAAGCACCCTATTTCAATTATTGGTGTAGTTGTTCAGCATCATAGAGAATTTAGAAAATAATAAAAGCCGCTATATGCGGCTTAGGTATTCAGGACCATCAATCCTGAATTGCGGATTGATACTCCGCTAAAGGTGATGTGAATTGCAGTATTGTTTGAGTGTAAATGGTTTCGCCCATCCAACCTTGTGGGTAAATAAGCGAAGGCACGATCGACAATAAAGCAGTAATCTGAGCTGAACGCCCCTCCGGTGTGGCCACACCTTCAGGGCAAGCGCCCGGCATGGCGCTATATAAATACACGCACCAATATAAATATTGGTGGGCGCCCGCCAGTGAATTACAAGGTACATGCCATGTTTTCATTGACGTTGCAAAGGACTAAAGATGGCTATACGTTAAGTCTGAAAGTGGATTTCCACCAACTGGCTTTAGCGTTAATAGCAGTCGGATCGTTTTTTGCATAAAACCGAGGGGGTGTGATAAGCACCCCCTCACCCATATTTAAAATACATAAAATTAAAACAGAAAACAAATGCCGCATACCCGAGCGACTCTTGGATCGGGTGGAGAAAATTGTGAAATTAGATAGGAATTTACAACTACATCTATTGAAAAGAATGGCTGAAACATATCCTGACTATTGGGACTTAAATGAAGAATACATTAATGATGGTTCTGATAAGTATCAATTGGTTGTGGCAAATTTATATTACCTCATGCAACACGAATTGGTAGAAAAAAAGAGTATCTCTGTTAGCAACAGCATCGGTACTGGATTCAATCTTATTGTGCACTTACCAACTATTAGCCATAAAGGTATGGATTTTCTTGCTGATGATGGTGGTTTGTCTGCGATCCTCAATGTTGTAACGGTTAAGTTTGAGGCAGAAACACTAAAAGCAATATTAGAAAACAAAATCAATCAATCTGATTTATCCCCTGACTATAAGCAGTCAATGCTTGATGGCATTCAAGAGCTGCCTGCCGAGTCCATAAAACACCTGACCATGAAACTACTGGATGAGGGGTTGGAAAATCTGCCAAATGCGCTTGTGTTAATTGGAACGTATCTTGGGTTATCTTAGTAAATTCAAGATATAGGTTGCCAATATCAACCACAAAAATATCTAGTTTAGTTTCTACTTGAATATAGACGCCTTTTTGTGGTGGGTTGACTACAATCGACTCAATCATAACAAGCTCCAAACAACCCATCCCCGTGATGGGTTTTCTTTTGTCTATTAAATCATAAAAGTTTCCATAAAGAATAAAAAGTTTCTTTTAATAAACTTTTCTCTTGACTATAAAGTTTCCTTTGGTAAACTAAATCTCACAAACAAAGAAAAGCCCCAGCGTAGCGCGAACTACCTGGAGCGTGACCCACAACCAACCTGTGAGTGAGATAAGTATGACAACTAAATCCAATATTCTCAAGTCTGCATTCATTGCAGCATCAATCAGCGCGGGGATAGCAGTAGCTTACGCTTTCCAGCCGGCTAAAACTGCTGATGAATTAGCAGATCCGCAAATCAATATTGCTGCAAAGCAATACGAAGTTCAAAGCGTAAATTGCAATCAGATCTGTGTCGCTACTGTCAAAGCTGATGAATACAGCATCTATGTCGAGTATGCCTTGGATGATGGTTCAGTTGAGTTTCTGGACATTCTCAATGTCGTACGTCATGAGGAGGCGGTTAATGCCTATGTTGATCGTTATGAGATTGAAAAGATTAATGCTGCGATTGCTGGGGGTGTGAAGTGAAAGAATTACCTCCAGTTGAACCACAAAAATGCCCCGAGCAAATGCCAGTCTCTTACTTTGGAGCAAGTTACGAAGATTCCTACTGCGTAGATGGTTATTTGTGGGACTTAGATAGTGATGAAGATGGTGATGGCCTGCTGACAAATGGTGGCGACATTCCTTGTCCATTTTGTAAGCCAGAAGCTCACGCTAAATATCAGTTGGAAAGTAATGATGACCAGATTGTTTGCCTTAAATGCAAAACTAAACTTACTGAACTCAAGTGGGCTGAGACAGAAAAACCATCAGTAAAACTTTATGGATTTTGCTCAAAGTGTAATTGCAATCAGTGGGCAGAAATCAAAGAAGTGGAGTATGACCTATGAACGCTTACGCTCAATTCTGTGGATGTGGTGCGGCAATGCGACCTATTCATCACATCGGGAACCAGTCTTTATTCCTGTGCCGTGATGGGCATAGCACCAAGGTAATTGACTGCAAGGTGAATGAAGATTTCACCCGTGATTTGTACTTTTCAGACCTGCCAAGCTTTCAGGTGGATCTGGACATTTCGATTGAAGATAACGTGCTGACCTTTGGTTTGTATCGTCAGATTGGTGAAAACCTGTGGGCAACGGCTGATTGTTCAATGCCTGTATTACCTCGCACGATGACGCAAATGCGTAGCTCGAATGGTGATATGCGATATGCCGAGCCAGTGGATATTGATTCTTGGCTGGTGGTGAAAGATACACCTGTGACTTTGCTGGATGTTTGGAATTTTGAAGCTGAGGAAGGTCAGACATTTGCGCTGACTGATGAACAAATTAAAGAATTACAGCGTCTTCTGAATGAGTACGCGGAACAGATGTTTGAACAAAAATCTGCAAATGCAGCCTAATTTTTAAAGAAGCAAATACTGAATAATGAGGACTGAATAATGAGCACTGTAACAATGATTTTAGGCCAATCGGGTACTGGAAAATCAACAAGCTTGAGGAACCTAAATCCTGATGATGTATTGCTTATTCAAGCTGTTAGAAAACCCCTGCCTTTCCGATCTGCTGCATGGAAGCCATTAAAAGAAGGCGGTTGTGTAATTAAACAAACCAACGCAGAAAACATTAGAAAACTGCTTACCATAACTGATAAAGACATCATCATCATTGATGACTTTCAATACATCATGGCTGCTGAATTCATGAATCGAGCACTTGAAAAAGGCTTCGATAAGTTCACGGAGATGGCAAAAAACGCTTACGACATTTTAACAACTGCAATGAATCTAGCAGACCACAAGCGCGTCTACGTCCTATCTCACACAGAAGAAAGCGAAAGCGGAAAAACCAAGATTAAAACAATAGGCAAGCTTCTTGACGAGAAAATTACTCTCGAGGGCTTAGTGACTATTGTTCTGCAAACCGCTGTTGTAAATGGAAATTATATTTTTATGACCAAGAACAATGGTCAAAACACAGTTAAATCTCCTATGGACTTATTTGAGGATGAGCACATAGAAAACGATCTTAAAGCGGTAGATCAAGCCATTTGCGAATACTGGGGCATAAAAACTGCTGAACAAAATCCAACTAACCAAGCCGTATAACTGGAGCAATGAAAATGACTACTTATCAACAATTCACACTAAATACTGAATCAGCTAAACAAGCGGACGCTGGCGGTCGTATTGAGCAGACTGGCAAATATATTGGTGTTATCAAGTCAATGGAGTTTGTGACCGCTAAGAGTGGCGCACAAGGCTTTGAGATTAGCTTTGAGTCTGATGCAAAAGAGTACACAACAATCACCATTTGGACTGTAAGCAAAGAAGGCCAGCCACTTTCTGGAACCCACAAAGTTAATGCTCTGCTGGCTTGTTGTGGTGTACGCGCACTAACCCCAACCGATCAACAGTTAGAGAAGTACGACTTTGAATCAAGACAAAAAGTAAAGCGCCTATGCACTGTAGCGCCTGAAATGACTGGAAAGCGTATCGGGCTGTTACTTCAGCGCGAGAACTATCTTAATGGTCAGGGCCAGCAACGCCATCAAACGAACTTCTTTGCAGCCTTTAATGCAGAAAGTGAACTTATGGCTAAAGAGGTTCTTGATCGAAAAACCACACCAGAGCTGCTTCCAAAAGCACTAGATCGACTGCTTGCTATGGGTGATTCAAACCGCCAACCATCTGGCAATCAAGGTGGTGGGTATGCTCAACCGCAAACCAATTACCAGTCAGGCAATAACTATCAGTCAAACAATAGCTATCAACCAAGCTCTGCGCAGCCTGCTGATCTTGATGATGATTTGCCGTTCTAGATCATATATCTAAATAAAAAGAACTGAGGGCTTAGTCAGCCCTCAATCCTGGGGAGGATGATTATGACAACTTTATATGACCTTGGCTATGAACTAGCTGAAAAAGTGGAACGCATTCAAGATTTATTGAGTGATGGTGTTAGTCCAGACAATGAAGAAATTCAACTCATGCTTGAGCAGATGGTTGCTCATGAAGATCAATGGAGAGATAAAACCAAGCGCGTTTCTCGCTTCATTCATCAAATGATGCTCGAGGAAAAAATGATTGATGCTGAGGCGAAACGTCTAGCTGACAAGGCAAAACGAACAAAGCAAACGTATACCTATCTGCATGATTTACTTTTGGATCAAATGATTGAATTCGGTGTTAGTGAAATTGACGATCCAGTTTTATCTATAAAGATAAAAGAAAACCCTTGGTCTGTGGTTATTAAAGATGAAAGCAAGGTTCCTGCTGAGTTTAAAAGAGAGAAAACCGTGGTTGAGGTGGATAAACGCGCCCTACTCAAGGATCGTGAAAAGATTGATTTTGAGGGTATTGAGTTTGTCCGAACTAAAAAGCTCGCTTTTAAATAATGAGGTGGCAGCATGAAAATTAAAGAAGGTGGCGGGATGGGAAATCCAGAAAAGATAGAAATCGAAGGCTTAAAAACGATTCACAAGCTTTGCAAATTTGGTGCAGATCACAACATGGAAGGCTGCACATTTGCTGAAATTGTTGAGCGCATGTTTAGCAAGATCGAGCAAATGAAAACTCAGGTAAATACCCTTGATGAGATGCTTTTAAATCAGGGTGAAGCATTGGCTCAAGCCAAAGCCCAAGCGGTGCCGGAATGGATTTCAACTTCTGATCGGATGCCAGAAGAAGGCGAAGAGGTATTAGTGCACAGCTATGGCCAAGTGCGACAAGCAACACGAGATTCATCTTGGGCTGGTGGTTTTAAGGAAAGAAATTGCTATGGGTGGCAAGCAACCTATGGTCAATCGCATTGGATGCCAAAAAGCATTGAATTGCCTGAGCAATACCATTTCTATTATGAAAATGATGCAAAGCAAAAAGCCATGATCGACGAGGTATCACAATGACAAATATTAGTTTTGCCATAGAAAACAAACCTGAGCTAAATAAGAGAAGATTGGTTCATGGTGTTGGGGTTAACGATTACGACAAAAGCATTTGGATGGGCGACAAACCAATTCCAGAATATATCTTGTGGAAAGAAATGCTTCGCAGATGTCACTGTCAAAAATGGATGAGCAAAGCATACAGCAATGTGAATTGTTCTGAGGATTGGCTTTATTTTTCAAATTTCATTAACGACATTAAACAGATTGAGAATTATCAAAAATTTCTTACCGAAAAGTGGCACCTTGATAAAGATATTCTATGCAAAGGCAACAAAACCTACAGCAAAGAAAAGGTGTGTTTTGTTCCAAAAGAAATCAACAATCTTTTTACAAAGAGAGAGGCAGCCCGCGGAGAATTTCCGATTGGTGTTACAAAAATTGCTAAAAATGGGCGATTTAGATCCCAAATTGGGAAATTTGGTAAGAACTTGTATATAGGAGAGTTCGATACAGCTGACCAAGCATATCTAGCGTATAAGGCGGAAAAGGAAAAATACATAAAAGAGGTTGCTGAGCAATGGCGAGGCATAATTGCTCAAAATGTTTATTTAGCCCTAACTTCCTACACTGTAAGCATAGATGATTAAGGAGCCAACCA